GACCGTGTCCTCGACCTGGCTCTGGAGCGCGGGACGGATCGTCTCGATATCGAGCAGCCCGGTCTGGGCATGGCCGAGCTTCTTGGCGAGATATTTCTGGATGATGAACGGCGCCTGGCCCAGGATGTTGTCGAACCACGACTCACCCGGGCGCTTCCCCTGGGCGATGTAGGGCGACATCTCCCTGAAGCTCTCGAGGACGTGCCCACCCTCGGCCCGCATCCGGGAGTGCTTCTTCGACCCGCGAAGCTCCATCCCCTGCTCGCGTGCAGTGGTCCAGATGATGGCCTGGATCTGCCGGGGATCCATGCTGTACTCGTCGGCCAGGAGGTCGACGACCCGGTCCATCTCCCTGCGCTGGCGAGGAGACGGGGTGCCCTTGTTGTCCGGCAGCGCCAGGTCGTCGACGGCTGCCCGCTTCATCCAGAGATCCTGCGGGCGGGACTTGCGAGCCTTCTCGTCGTTGCTCAGAAGAGCTGCGGCGAACGGGTTGATCTTGGGCCCGACGATGCCAGACATCTCGTCCTGGAGAAGCTTCCAGGCCTTCTCCTGGTTCGTCGCATAGGTCGATGCCTTGGGCATGGTCAGACCCTGCTGCCACGCCTCGGCGTACCTGATCGCGTCGTGGAAGTTGCCGGGCCAACTGTTGCGCGGCGAGAGCTGCGCCGCGACCGAGGTCAGGATCTCGGGTGCGATCCCCAGCCTGCTCGCGTTGTCCCGCAGCTCCTTGCCCCAGGCCTGATACCAGTGCGCACCCTCGGTGAACTGCTCCGGGGTCGCGGCCTCGAAGTACTTGCGGAAGTTGGGCTCGATCGCGGACACGTCGACACGGCCGGCCATGGCCCTGCGACCGCCCCGGACCATGCCCCGGTAGAACTCCGGTGGCAGCTTCCCGGGGTTGTCCTGGCGGAACGGGCTGGTGTACTTGCGCCACTCAGCGTTGGGGATGTCGAAGGCCATCGAGACCTGGCCCAGACCCTCGCTGAAGCGCGGGTCATCCGGGAACGCGGGCTCGCCCGGCCCCCATGGCCGGGCGGTGCCGAGCAAGCTCCCTTCACGGCTGTAGTCGAGGCCATTCTCGACGATGCCGCGCCAGTTGCGGCGATTGGTGACGTGGACGAACCGGGACGAGTCCGGGCCCTGCTCCGCCCAGCCCCCACGGGATCGGCGGCGGCCGGCCATCGCCTGACCACCACGGTGATAGCCGGGTACGCCTCTCTCGCGCAGCATCCGCCTGGCGATGGCGGCCTCGTTGGGGCTCTGCGTTTCCTGGCCCGCCATGGCCTTGAGCTTGTCGATCTGGGTGTCGGTCTGTGGACGCATCGGGCTTCCGACGCGATAGTCCGGTCGTTCGGCCCTCGGGCGCGTCGGACCAGAGGGTGCCGACGCCCGGCTCTCCTCCGTCGAACCGGGGCCGTACCAGCGGTGGTACTCGGCCTCCCACATCTCGTCGGGGAGTTCGCTCTCACCGTACTGGAACGCTTGCGCCTTCCAGCGTCCGTAGGCTCCGCCTCCCGTCGTGGACCCGGGGTCCCTGGCCTCCTGCTCCGCGAACTTCCGTTCACGGGCAGCCGCCCGCTCGGCGTATTCGCGCCGCCAATCACCCTCGGCCGGGCCGCCGGCCATGCGCCGCTTCAGCCCGATGTCCTCGGGCGCGAGGAAGGGCTTGCCATACATCGCGCCGCGACTGATCGTGGCGTGCAGCGCCTTGATGCGAGGTTCGCCGCGAGAGGTGATGATGCGGTGGTGACCGTCATGGATGGTCGGGTGCTCGTTCCCCTCGGCATCGCTGACCATCCTGATGTCGATGGGATTGTTCTGGCCCTTCGTGAGCAGGCTCTCACGAAGCACATCCATGTACTCGTCGCCGTAGCCGAACTCCGAGTTGCGCTTCGCACCCGCCTTCATGCGGGGCGAGATCATCCCGTAGAGGTCAGCGACCGAGATCCGGTGGGTGTTGGCCCCGAACCCCTCGGGCCAGATGTTCGGGTCGAGGTTCAGATCAGGCCCGGGCAGGCGAGCCGGACCACCACCCATACGCCGCTTCGGCTTGGCGAGGAACTCGTTCGCCTCGCGCATGAAGCGGGGCAGCCTGCGGCCACCCATCGGATCGACCGGCCACTCGGTCTCACGGAGGAACCCGGGAAGGCTGCCACCGGGCCGGTAGACCTCGACGCGGGCATGGGAAAGATAGGGAGCCTCCTCCGAGAGGCGCCTGATCTGCGCCTCGGTCAGAGGCTTCTGAATATCGATGTTGAGTTCATTGCCACCAAGGGGCATGAGACGCGCATAGCCACGTCCCTGCATCCACTCCATCGCCTCGGCGTCATAACGCCGGGAACGACCAGGGAAGAGCGGCGCCACCTCGCGGTGGTCAACATTCCGCTGCCCGGCAAGGTAGTCACGTCCGCTCCGCCGGCCCTCGGGGACGAACCTGGTCCCCTCGCGTCGATAGCCGCCGGCTTGATGCCGGCCACTGAAATCGAGGTAACGCCCGGAGGGGGTGATGTACCCGGCCTCGCTGAGTTCGTCCGTCTCGCCGAACATGCGCAGGGCGCGGGCCTCGAGCGACCGGGAAGGTCGGGTAGGGCCGCCGGCCATGCGGTAGACCTTGGGCGGAAGCTGGCGCTCGCGGGCACGGCGCATCCACTCCGGCTCTACGGGCTGCGGAGGGGGCGCAGGCTGGCGCTGCGGCTCCAGGGGCGGCAGGCCCGCCAGGCGGCGCTGCAGGGGCCCCTGGGGCTCTGCGGGCCCGCCGGCCATGCGCCGCGCATATGCCTCCGGCGGAAGCGGGACGAAGGGGGCATCGGGTCCGGCGGGATCGAAGCTGGACACCCATCCTCGAGGCCGAGGAGGAACAGGCCTCGCCCTGCGGGCAATCCCACCAGGCAGGAACCACTCCTCATGCGGACGTGCGCTGAAGCGGCGCGGGTCGTCACCGGCCAGCTCGTCGGCAGGCCCGGAGAGCCTCGGGAAGTTGGACACCCGGTACTTGTTGTAGGCCGTCCTGCCAACGGTGGTCCTGGTGACCCTGCCGCTTCTATCGCCGAAGTCATCGACGTAGGCCCAAGCCTCGTCCTCCGTCGGAGCGAACCAGCGACCCTGGGCATTCCGTGACGCGATAGCAGCAGGGTAATCCCGCATCCATGCCGGCGGCCCGTTCCCGCCCGAACGCAGGCCAGTCTCACCGTGGTAGAGAGGAACGCGCTTGGGGATGATCCTGCCTTCGGTAGTGCGCCTTCCGCGCATCGCCTGGGCAGGGCCACCGGCCATGCGGTGCATGTAGGAGTTGAGGTTGCGCTGGTGATCGTTCCACCGCTGCGACTCGCGGCGGGCGTTCTCCATCTCCCGTCGCCGGTACTGGTCGGCGTTCGGGAGGACGTATCCCGACTGTCGCGGGATGAAGACCTCGGGGCGCTTTTCGCCCACGATGTAGGGCTGGCCGGAGGTGACCGGGCCGCCGTACTCACGACGCTGCGGACCCTTGCGCACCGACCGGGTGACGCGCTCCTCGGAGGTCTGCTGGGAGGTGCCGTACATGTCCGCGACGACCGATCCCAGCATGGTCTTGATCGAGGCCATCCCCTCCTTGGACAGGACGGGGTCGATCGTGACCGGGATCGCACCCAGACCGCTCGTGATCTGGGTGCGGAGTTCCTTGATCGCCGCCTTGCTGACGGTCAGGTTCACCGAGACGTTGGTCGATCCCTGGGCAGCAGAAGACCGGGAGGGGGACGAACCCCCTCCAGCCACCTGGCCTGCTCCTGATCCAGCCTGCTTGGCCTGCTCCTGGAGCGTGTTCATACGGCTCTCGGCATTGCCGAGGCCCGTCATGAACTCCCCAGCCTCGAGCGTGAGCTTCACGCCGATGCTGCTGATCTCGCCCGTTTCGCCTGCCATCGGATCTCCCGATCGCTACACCGACTCTCCCCTGAAAGCCTCAGCGTTGAACTCGACCACCTCTTCGGGCGTGGCGCCGCGTTCGGCGGGGGTGCCCTGGTCGTGGACCTTTACCCAGTCCTCGCGCAAGGCGAGGTAGAGATGAAAAGGGAGGGCTGCTACCTCGTGAGGCCACTTTCCGTACCAGCGAGCGATACGGAAGATGAGGTCACGAGTGGTCAGGCGTTTCCCGGTTCACCCTCGCTGATGCTGTCGTCTGCCTTGACCTCCGGCTCGTCGCCGTAGTGCATCCGGTTGACGGTCTGGTTGAGCTTGAGCACCACGCGCATGGGCAGTGCCGCGAGGGTCTCGGCCGTGAGCTTGGGCTCGACCGAGCAGCGGATGACCATGAGCTTGAGGAGCAGGGAGTTGTCGACCGTCTCCTGGTCCTCGCCCGTGATGGGGTTGGAGACGCTCCTGGTGGCCTTCTTTACCAGCTCGTCGTAATCCCCGATCGACAGCTCGCGAAGGCGGTAGGTGGTGCCCCGGATGAAGACCGTCTCCTCCAGGAAATCAGGTGTCAGAGTTGCGGTTCGCGACATTGAGGGTGACTCCTTCGATCAGAAGGCTCCGCCCGGTGAGGACCGTTCGCATCCCCGGGACCTGTTCGAGCCTGTACTGCTTGAGTGGACTGATGTTCACGACGACTCGCTTGGTGTACTCGTCGTCGTCCCAGAGAGCGTTGCTGACGAATGAAAGAACGGCATGAAGATCGTAAAGGCCCGCATCCGGTCCTTCATCTCCACGCCGTTGCAACGTCCAGTTCTGGATTTCCCCGACCTTGGCCCCAAGGAAGGGGATGTCGATGATCCCTGCCGGCTTGAACGTGCCGGAACGGATCGTCTTGAAGAGGTATCCCATCGCCATCCTTCAACGCGAGATTGCCGAGGCAGAGTGCGGCCAGGAGGGGCTTTTTCTCAAACTGCCCCGGCCTTCTCGCGGATGTTACGGGGGAACGAGCTAGGTCAGGGACCCGCTCGAGAAGACGGACCAAGGGCCGGCTGCGCGGAAGTTGCCGCTGGTCTTGATTGCGTCGGTGTTCGACGCGGTGATGGCTGCGTCCATCAGGCCGGGGCCGGAGGCGATCAGCAGTTCGAAGCCGCCGCGATCATCACCGTAGAGGTAGATGTCGATCGCATCGCTGTTGGCCGCGTTGACCTGGGCATCGCCAGCGGTGGCGAGCAGGCCAGCGAACGTACCCTGAATGTCTTTCAAACCAACGAGATACGTCTTGTTGGTGTCGCCGAAGACCGTGCTGTCGACGTAGTCACGGTTGAGGTTCAGCGTCCACTCGGTCTTGTTGACGAGCTTGGTGCCTCCACCGTTCTTGGGACCATGGAGGTAGATCGCGCCATTCTTTCCGTGAAGGGCGGTTCCTGCGACTGCCACGGGGCTTTCCTTTCAGTGTGCTAGTAGATAGTCCAGGTCCCGGCAGCCCTGAAGTTGCCCGTGCAACGGACAGCATCAGAGACCGAGGCGGTGACACTCGCATCAAGGAACGCGGGACCTTCGGCAACTAGGAGAATCCCGTCATCCGCATACAACTGGACGTTGTAGGCAACGCCGTCGCTGTACTGGATCGACAGGTCCCCGTCGGTCGAGAACAAGCCAGCGAAGGTCCCCTGGATGTCCCGAAGACCTGCCGCATACACCTTGTTCCTGTCACGGAACGTGGAGACATCGGCATAGTCTCGAGACATGTTCAGAGTCCACTCTGTCTTGTTCGTGATCTTGCTTCCGTTGACGTAGATGGCACCGTTCTTGCCATGGATCACGGTCACAGCCATGGGCTAGCTCCCCGGCTGTTCTGTCCAGATGGAGTACGAGCCTCCAACCTGGTAGATGCGCTTGCCCTCCGAGTCGATGTCTGGCCCCGTCGGCAGATCAGCCACCCGTCGGCAAAGCATGCTGTTCTGCTCATCCATCGCGAGCACAGCCTCGTTGAGTGCCGCTGCGATGAGCGCGTCGATGTTGTTGGCATCGACGGGGTTCTCCGCGAAGACCGACACGTCGATCGTCACCATCAGGAACATGGCTGACCAGGTATACGAATACGGGGCGGCCACGAGCTGATAGGTGAGGAACGGGTATCTGACCTTGCGGGGAGCAATCCCCTCATGGATCCCGCCTGCGATGGCGGCCACGAGAGCCGGAGAAGCACGAAGCTTCTGCACGATCGCTCGCTTGATGGGGGCGGAGGACGTGGTCATCCGTTCCCCTTCACAATCGCACCTTGATCTCGATGGCTCCCGCCCCGCCGCTGGTGCGAGCGGCCTCGGCGACAGCAGCCTTCACCAGGCTGACGATGGTCTCCCTACTCTCAAAGAGAGCGGGTCGCAGGTATGGATGGGCCGCGTTGTGTCGCGTCCCGAACTCCATGAACTTGGCGTACCCCGTGGGCGACACGACCCACGCCTCGGCACGCTTTCCCTTGGGCACAGCCCGGGTAGCAAAGATCTCGCCCCGCAGGCGGCCCCCCACCGTCATCCGGGACACCGCTCCAATCTTGCTCATGTAGTCCGCACGCCCGCTCTTGACCTCTGCTGCCCCCCTGCGGGACAACGTGGTCGGTTCCGGCGGGCGAAAGACATTGGCGTTTCTGGCTTCCTGCCGGGCCCTCATCTCGGCCTGGTAGTTGGAGAGATGCCACTGCGCACCTCCAGCGCCGAGTGGATCGAGCTGTCCAACCTTTCGCCCGCCTTCGGGGTTCACGGTTCTCCGCAGCCAGTGGCGTGGAGGCTTACCGCCCGTGATCTGCCAGTAGTTGTCGGAACCACTCGTGGCCGAGCCCCGGTTGTAGACCGTCTTGGGGGCCTTTGTCGCAAGATCGGGGCCCAGGCCCAGCATGGTCCGGAGGGCCCTGTCGTGCTCGACCTCGCTGGCCCGCTTGAAGCGGATGTTGTACCTCGTGTCGGTGAACAGGTTCCTGACCGGGGCCAGCGCCTTAGCCCGTGTCTCGACAACGACTGCTGCCTCGCTCAGGGCATTCGTCGCCGCCGCGAAGATGGCCTCACCGATCCATTGCAGCGTCATTCGCGCTTCCTCAGGCTGCACGTCAGCAATGGAAGCCACGTCCCCTCAGCCGTGGTGTCGCTGACCGTGTAGTCATCCTTGGGATTGGTGTCGACGTGGACGTGATCCCCGACCTTGATGTCCGTCCCGACCGGGAGGAACAGGCGATAGGTGTTGACCGTGACGACCATCCCCGTGTCCACGTCCTGGGTAGGGGTCGGAGTTGAGTAGAACCACCCCTGGACCTGGGTACGCCTGGTCTCGCTGGTGATGCTGTAAGCGAGAAAGTCATCCCCGTAATCACCGCCGGCAGGAGGGGGAGCTTCGGATCTGCGCTCGATGGTCAGCGGGGTGACCATGCCCAGCATCGCGAGACCACGGATCTGGTTCAACTGGTTCTGGGTGAGAAGGCGATCCTGTCTGGGCATGTCAGCGGATCGTGATGTTGTCGGCCCTGTAGGCACCCAACAGAAGCGCCGCCTCGGGAACCTCGTTGTCGAGGCCGGCGATCAGCGATGTGGGGAAGGATCGGCGTAGATCGCGCTCCATGTCCACCTCGGCCACGCGCAGCCTGGTGAGGTGCGCCATGCCACGGGACTGCAGCTCGGCCTGTCCGTGGAGGTGGGCCACGATGTGCCCGGTCCCGTACTGGATGTCGGACGGGAGCTTGTAGTGGTAGGTCGCGGTTGCCGTGTCCGTGGCGAGCAGGTTCTCGTTGAAGACCACCGCTCCCTCGTTCGCGTCGACCGTGTAGCCCGTGGTGACGACCGTGCCGTTGACCTTGATCACGGGCTCGCGGCCGGTATCGACATGCCAGAACTGGTTCTGCGCACGCCAGGTCTGACCATCGGCGCAGGTCATCTCCTCGTCCGTCTCGGTGAAGTCCCAGCCGTAGGTGTAGCTGGTCTTCGCGAGGGGAACGGCGAGTGCGACGTTGGGGATGATCAGGGCGTTGAACAGGCCCGCGCCCGTCATCGCCAGGGACACCACCTCGAAGTACCGCTCCGTCGGGTTGATCATCAGCTCGGTCGGGGCGATGTTGATGTACTGGGTGTTGGTGACGTAGATGCGGAACTGCTGGATCGCCAGGATCGGGTAGTGGAACAGGTACTGGCGCCGTCGGCCGATGTCGAACGGCGTCTGGGGGTAGCCCCAGGTGTGCGTCTCCTGCGTGATCGTGCCGCCGCGAAAGTCATGCTTCTGCGGGATGCGGGGGACGTTGCAGTAGGCGTCGACGACGGCCGACGCCTGCTTGCACAGCGAGAGCAGCTCCGTATCGTCCAGCTCTGAGATGTCGATGCCGTAGCCCATCTCACGAAAGCGCTGGGGGGTGATGTACATGGAGCCCTCCTGGCGGTGAGGGGGCCGACGGAACGCCGGCCCCCACCACCATTCCGACTACGAGGCGACCTTCACCCGGATCTTGTTGTTCCAGGGAAGGACCTTCACCGCCAGGCCGTTCATCATGAACATGATGTACATGTGCGTGAGCTGGCCGGCGATGCCGATGGGGATCTCGAGGACCGTCGGCCCGGGGGAGCCGAGGTACGGGAGGGTGATCGAGGACTCGTCGAGGAGGTACAGGTCGCGCCGGAGCGTGCCCCCGCCGTCGGTGTAGCTGGCGATCGAGTCGCCCGGGACCACCGCGAACGGCACCTGGCCGGCGATCGTGTTCACGGCCTGGGCCGTGGCACCGACGCCGATGTTGACGTAGTTGGGTCCGACCAGCCGGACGTTCTGGTCCTGCTGCTCGTCGAACGTGATCTTCTCCTGCGGGTGGCCCCACATGATGGAGATCAGGCCCTGCTTCTGGATGACCGGCAGGATCGCCTTGTCGACCGCGTTGCGGAACGAGCCCGTCGGGTAGGTCGCCGTGGTCGTGGGAACGAACGTGGACGGGTCCACGTCGATGGCGTCACCCGTGTCGAGGATCGAGCGAAGACCGGTGAAGCCGTTGGCGTCGTAGAGGCCAAGCTCGTTCGCGGCGGTGCCGCCGCTGTCCACGGCGTTGCCGCCGAAGATGGTCTTCTGCATCTTGTGGCTGATGGCGCGAAGCCCACCCTGAAGCTCGATGGCCTCCGGGTTGTAGTTCATGCCACCGGCCATGACAGCAAACTGGCTCTTCAGCGAGATGCCACGCCGAGTCGCCAGGATGGCGATGTTCGTGTTCTTCCGCTCGAAGGTGCTCTGGTCGTCCGTGACGGTGCCCAGCTCTGCCATGAACTGCGCATCGCCATAGGCGGTGATCTGGTTCCAGGCGTGCAGGAGGCCGTTGGCCGGTTCCTTGGCAAACCTGTCGTACGCCGGGAACATCCGGATGAAGACCTCGTAGAGCATCGGCTCGAGGTCCTGGCGGATCAACGCGCTGACCTGCCCGGTGTCCAGCGCCTTGGCGATGTCCGGATCCAGCTCGCGACTGATCCCGCTGAACGCCTGCTGGGCTGCGAAGCCCGCCGTGTTCAGCCAGAGGTCGAGCGGGATGCCTTGGTCGCGACGGCTCGCCTGCTTGGAGACGAGGGCTGCGATCTCGGGAACGCTCTTGGTCTTGAGGACGGACGTGATCTGGTCACGCTCGTCGGGGGTGATGTACCGGCGGACTGCCGGCGCCTGGGTGCCCTGGTCCTCGATCCCCTTGGTGATGGGGGTCGCGACGTTCGGCGCGTCGTTGAGGTGATCGAGCGGCGCGGAAAGCTGCTCGTGCGTCTCGTTGACGCTCCGCAGGAGGGCAGCCAGCTCAGGGGATAGACCCATGTCTGGTATCAGCCTTTCTTGAGGAGGGTGAGGAAGTCCTCGCCATAGACCGCCTTGAGGCTGGCGAACTCGTCGCTCACCTCGCGGACCGTGGTTCGGCGTCCGATCGGGGTCTTGGACAGGCGATCGAGGAGCACCTGCGTGTCGCGGAGGACCTGCTCGGTCGCCGCGACAGCCGCGTCCCGCTCCGAGATCGCGTCTGCCAGCTCCTTCTTCGTGTCGACCAGCTCGCGGGTGATCGCACGCAGGAGGTCTGCTGCCAGTTGCACACCCTCACCGACGGCAGGATCCAGTTGGACCTGCAGATCCGTGGTGACGGGCTCTACCTCGGGATCGCCGGAGAGGCCGATGGCTGCCCAGGGGTTGGACAGGTCAGGGGCCGGCTCCTCGTCCGTGGCCTCGGTCTCAGGGTCGCTCTCAGGAGCTTCCTGCGAGGCGCCAGTCGCGGGCTTGCCGCGTCCGGTGTCGATGGAGATGTTCGCGAACGGTGTCTCGATGTTGACCGTCGCGTCGGAGATGTCGGGCCAGGGGGCCTCGGAAGCCAGGCTCCCATCGGGAAGCTGGTTCATGTCGTCGTTGAAGTTGGCCTCTTCGATCGGCACGTCCTCGACCGGGTCGTCGGTGTGCTCCATCTCCTCGGCCGTCACCTCGTTGACGAAGATCTTCTCGTCCTCGTCGACCACGCCGCCGTCGATGCTCTTGATCGCGTACTCGACCCAGGAGCGGGGGTTGGCCGGCACGCCGACCAGGGATGTCTCGAGCAGCTCGACGTGGTTGATCTCGAGCGCCCCACCCTTCTGGCGCTTTACGCCACCCTCGGGGATCATGGCCCCGATCGAGAGGCCGAGCTGCGTCCCGGACTGGATCGCCTCCCAGGCTGAGACAGCACGGGGGTTCGACTCGTTGATGGCGATGTCGAGGGTCAGGTCGTGGACGTTGGCGTCCTGGGGATGGGAGCGGAGTACCGCCCGCTCGACCGACCCGGCCACGTCCTCGGGGACCATGTAGCTGTGGTTGAGGAAGATCGTGAGGTTGTTGTTCGCGCTGCGCTCCATGTCCATGAGCGCGCTCTCGGTCATCGTGTCGCCGTGGCGATCCTTGATGGTGGAGCTGGCGATGCCATGCAGACGCCTGCGGCCGTCACCGTCGAGTGAGGCCTTGAGCATCGGGGCGAAGATCTTGAACTTGTTCATGCGGGAACCTCCGGCGCTTCAGTACCCACGGGGGGCTCGGCATTGGCGAGCGTCGTGATGTACTCGTCGAACTTCTTGGCCGCGAAGTCCCATGAGAAGGTCTTCGCGTGTGCGGCACCCGCGTTGCCAAGGTCCCTGCGGAGGCCCTTGGACAGGTAGAGGCGCTCGATTGCCTTGGTGAAGGCAGGGATGTCGGGGAGCCAGTTGTCCTCGCCCGAGGGCACCGTGAAGGTGTCCTTGGGTTCGAGCAGGATCCCGCCCGGGCCGACCACTTCCGGGATGGCCGACACGTTCTGGGCCACGATGGGGATGCCGCACGCAGCAGCCTCCAGGAGCCCGAGTCCGAAACCTTCCCCGCGTGACGTGCTGACGAAGCAGTCGAATGCGGAGTAGAGGATGTTGAGGTCTTCGAGAGCCCATCCCTCGAAGCTCGAGTGGAGCCCCGGGAAATGGAACCTGCTGGAGTCCACCTTCTGGTTGCGGCTCAACATGGCCTGGAACCTGATGCCGTTGTTGGCACCCTCGTCCTGGCATTGGAAGTGGGCGTCGATATCGGAGTACGTCTCCATCAACGGCCACAGCGCCTTCACGAGCGCCGGGTAATCCTTGCGACCGCTGTTGGTATCGACCCTCCCCACGAGGAACCGGTCAGGGTCCAGGCCGAAGGCACGCTTGCAGTCGGACCTGGTCTTGCACACGATCCCGGTCGAAGAAACCTTGGGCTTCTCGCTGATCGGCCAGAACGTCTCCTGGTCGACCCCGTGGTAGACCATCTCGGACGACCCGTAGGCAGCCTGCCCGTGCCTGCTCATCGCGATGACGCTGGTCACCTTGGGCAGGACCTCGGTCCACCTGGGCGGGAGGTTGATCCCGTCGTCGGGGATGTAGGTGATGATCGGCCGGTACTGGAGCAGGATCTGCTCAGGGTCGTAGCGGTTCTTGAACAGGAAGTTGAGGACCACCTGCGGATCCGCCAGGGTGACGATCACGTCCGGTTCGTACTTCGCGATCATCTCGAGGATCCTGGCCTGGCCGTAGATATCGGTCGCGAGGATGGTGTCGGGCCGATACAGGCGGAGGGGCGTCGGGTGATCGTGGCCGGGACGTTCGCAGGGCCATGCATCTCCTCGGAAGTTGACCGCCAGGACCCGGATCTCGTGCCCGTAGTCCTCGACCAATCGCTCGCCGAGTGAATGAGTCACCCTAGCGAAGCCTGTGGTACAGCCGGCATCGGAAAGCCATAAAACCTTAGCCATGCGAAGCCTGCCTGTTATAGTGGCTCGCATGAGATGCGCGATCAGCGACTGCCCCACCGATGCCGTGTGCCGTGGCTGGTGCCAGAAGCACTACGTCCGCTGGCGGAGAACCGGCGACCCGGAGAAAGTTCTGCGCGTCTATCAGGATCCTCCTCGTCTCTCGCCAGTCCCGAAGCGCGAACGCTGGGAGGCGAAGGTCGATAAGAGCGATGGCTGCTGGATGTGGACTGGAGCCCGCAACCGCCAGGGCTACGGCCAGTTGAGAACCGGCCATCGGGGCCTACTGGAGATGGCCCACCGTCTCGCGTGGGAGTTCTACCGGGGGCCGGTTCCTCCGGGGATGCACGTCCTGCATCGCTGCGACAACCCGCCCTGCGTGAACCCCGACCACCTCTGGCTGGGGACCCCGAAGAGCAATGCCCTCGACCGCCAGGCCAAGGGCCGTCAGAACCGACGCCCTGGCGATCTGCGGCTGACCGTGCCTACCAAGGCGAACGGTCGGTGGCGAGGCGGCAGGCCTGCCGTCTAGGGTGGGCAGCTCTCCAGGCGCGGTAGTAGGCCGCGTCCGGCATCTACTGCCGGCGGACGGTGATCACCACGCTTCCGCTTGTGGTCTGGACGCGGCCACCCGAATAGGTGACCTCCCACTGCGCGAGATAGGTGCCCGCGACCGCGAGGTCGTTGGCTCCCCAGGAGTAGCTGACCTTGCCATTGACTGCGTCGAGGACGGTCGCGGCGGCGTTCACGGTGTACCGATGATCATCCTGCCGGCGCATCTGGAAGCGGACGCCCGTGGTCTCGGTGAGGTTGATGACCTGGGTGGGATCGTCTTCCTCGTGAATGACGGCGGTGATGTCCGGTGCCGTATCGCCCTGGACGAAGGTCAGGCTCATTCGATCTCCGCGTCGAAGGTGAACGCCTTGCGGTGCGTTGCGACGAACCCCGCAGCCGGCATGGCTGCCGCGATCGTTCTCGCCGACCAGTCGCCGTCAATCGTGGCTGCGGTGTCGGTTGCGGCGATGGTCCGGGCCGCGAAGGTGGCGTAGATCTCCTGGACGATCCGCCGGCTGATCGAGGCATCCACCCCGATGGTGCCGGCCGTCCCGGAGCGGATGATCGCGTCGAGCGTCAGCGATCTGGCGCTCCCACCCACAATCGCCGCGTCGAGGGTGATGACGCCCTGCGTAGCGCCGGACACCAGAGCCGAAGCGACGAACGCCCCGGATCCCGTGAGGGAGGACACGGCCGAGACGAGGAAGGCCCCGGCCTCGATGGCCTGGATGGCAGCGTTCAGCGGGAAGGAGCCCGCTGTGGTGAGAACGGCAACCCAGGCATCAGCCGTGAAGGCCTGTGTCCGGGAGGTCAGGAAGACAGCGTCGGTGGCAAACCCGCCCATTCGGGTGGCCCCGATGACCGCATGGGCCTCGAAGCTCGCCAGTTGCGCCGTCTTCAGCAACGCGTCGGCGGTGAACGATCCGGTAACCGCACCGCGCACGACCGCGCTTATCGCGATACTAGCAGAGCGTGTCGCAAAGACAATGGCCTCAACCGTGAATGCGCCGACCCCAGATCCGAAGATCCAAGCGCCAACCGAGAAGCCTGAGACTGATGTGGAACTGATAACAGCGTCAACGTGCGCGTCTGTCAGTCTCTCGGCCAGCAGGAGGGCATCGGCCGCGAAGGCGCCAGCGCCCGCCGTGGGCGAGATCAGGAAGGCGTCGACCGCGAGGCTCCCGGTCCCGGTGGACAGGACGGTGGCCTCAAGCGAGGTGGACGCAGCCGTTGTCCTCACGACGACCGCGTCCAGCGTCATGGTAGCGGCACCGGACGACGCGATGACGGCGTCTGCCGCAAGGGAGGTGCTCGTGAACGAGAAGATGACGGCATCGCTCGTGAAGGCGCTGCTCGAGCTGCCCGAGACCAGGGCCATCGCGGAGAAGACGCTGGTGGCGCTCCAGGTGCTGATGGCGTCCAGCACGAAGGATGCGAAGTAGGGACCGGCGATCCAGGCGTCCAGGTTGAGGAAACCCGAGGTCCCCGAGAGGACGAACGCGTCCACCTTGATCGCCCCGGCGAACCAGGCATCGAGCTGGAATACGCCAGCGAGCCAGGCGTTCGCGGTCAGCGTGCCGGTCTGGATGCCCGTTACGATGGCGTCGGTCGTCGGGCTGGCCGAGAAATCGCGGCGGATGATGGCATCGGAACTGACGTTGCCGGACGCCGTCCACCTGACGACCGCATCCACCCCGAGCGAACCGGCCTGACCGCGTGCAATGATGGCGTCGGCCGTCAGGGAGCCGGTCTCCGCTAGCAGGACCACGGCGTCGGCGGTGACACTGCCGATGTGCGCCGACCTGACGACCGCATCCGCTGCGAAGGAGGTCAGCGTGGACGACAGGATGGTCGCGGACGCTGTCAGGAAACTCGCGGACGAGGAGATGATGACCGCGTTCGCCAAGAGGGTCGCGCTCGCGCTCGCGAAGATGATCGAGTCGGACGTGAACCCTGCGCTCCCGCCGCGCAGCAGAACAGCGTCAGCGGTGAACGAACCCGACGCCGTCCTTGAGATGACGGCATCGCCCGTGGTGGAGCTGTAGTACGGACCCGCGATCCAGGCGTCGATGTTGAAGAAGCCGGCCGTCCCCGAGAGAACAAAGGCGTCAACCCGGATCGCCCCGGCGATCCACGCTTCGACCGTGAAGATCCCGGCGATGACTGCATCAACGGTGATGACGCCGGCCTGCTGGCGGAGCACAATGGCGTCGGTCGTCAGGCCCGCGATCCCCCCCGCGAGAAGGGTGGCGTCGAGAGTGGAGACACGCTCCGCCGTCCGCCTGACGACCGCATCAATCCCGAAGGAGCTGGCGATGGGCTTGAGGACGATGGCGTCCGAGGTGATGGATGCCTGGACCGGACGCAGGATCGAGGCCGCGACCGAGAAGCTCGAGGACGCGCTCGAAGCCTTGATCATGTCCAACAGGAACGCGCTCGATCTGCTCGACATGATCGAGGCATCGCTCTTGAACGAGCCCACTGCACTGGAGCGGATGACGGCATCAGCTGACAGGCTGGACGCG